CCCGCGAATGGGTCAGTGTTATTTCTATCAAATAATTCTCGGTCATTGTCTAAACCAAGCTGGTCTAGTGCGCGCCAACCAGCACCAGCTTCTGCCATGTAATTAGCAGGCAACAGGTCTAAGCCGATTGCTGATTTCTGCAGACCTGGAATTGCATTAGCTAGCCGCATTTCAGTGTTAGCAATTTGAGGAGCCATCAATCGACGTGTAGACAAATCCTTGAACGCTATATCACGCCGCTTGTCATAATCACTGTAATTAATTTTCGCAGTCGTGTCTAATGCTTCACGTGAAAAGTCTTGCAACACAGCGCTTTCTTGTTTGTCCTGACGCGAGCCACCATAAGCACCTTGCGAAATTGCTTGAGACATTACTTGTGGAATCAGTTGTTCTTGAACCTGCTCCCGCATAGGACGAATCGAAGCTTCAATAACCTTTTCTTGTAAACCTTCTTGACGAGGGTCATACTCAAACTCATTTGTCAGGAAGTCGCGGTAAAATCCATCATTCAGTTGCTGCTGGAACATATCAGCATTTGCGGCTGTTCCCGCACCCATGTTTGGTTTTCCCTGCAGCGAAACTGCGTAATCTTCAAGCATACGGACAGAGGCAGAGTCTAAGGCATTTGGCTGCGAAATAGCATTAGCCGTAGGGTCACGACCTTCAGCCCTGCCATATTTATCATAGTGATATTGAGCAGCTTCATTTGCTTTCATACCTGAAGTTGCCGCCCAGTTTGCTACATCTGCGTTACCTTCATGATTCAAGTACCATTCTGCGTCAAACGCAGGTTGTTGAGTCTGCCCAAAAGCATCTTGAGCTTTACCCATAATATCTTCAAGATAGGGCTTTGCTTCTGCCCAAGGTTCTGCTGTAGTGGTTTGCGCCCCACCGCCTCCGCCTTTAGCCATTTCATATCTCCTTAAAGAATGTAGTTATATTTAGTTCTTTACCAAAACATTTTCGGTATATTTTTCTTAACCCTGCAGAATTAGCGGCGCACTCTAAATAGCGGCAGCCTAAACTTTTTCCCCAAGTTTCCATTTCATTCTTAATAGCCTCAGCCTGTGCAATCATGCCGGAACCAGCCAAGAGCCAGATGTCTAATATCTTACCACAAGGAGCTGTTTTAATTTGCGTAATAACAATTCCTTGCTCATTGCCGAAGCGCCACAGCTGGCACTCTTTGTTAATCGCCATGTCCCAGATACTTTTTGCCGTGTGACCATAGTAACTTGCTTTGCTTGCTTTGTCTAGCCACTCTATATCTTTATGTGACATACCTCTGGGATGAAGCGGTGTTAAGTATTTACTCACAGCACTTCTCCCATATTTCGTTATGGTCACTCAAACTTTCCCACAAGTTTTGCACATCAGCATCTGCCTTGCGCTCGCTAGTAATGAAAGTATATGCTTTACCATCAGGATAAATTGGTTGAAAGACTGTACAAGCGGCAGACTTTTTGTTACACAGAACTCCCGTCATCATTGTTTCGTTTGTCTTTGGGGCGCAAGAAGTCAGGGTCAGCATCAGTGCGAACACGGTTGCGGATAGCTTGACTTTCGATAACTGCAGTGAGTGCATTCTCTAATCCTTCTTTAATTGCAATAGCTTTACCTGCATCTAGGAGTTGCCGTTGCCCGAGGTAAGCCGTTAAACCTCGGGCAACTTTAAGCAACAACAACAACAGACTCAACATTACTTACCTGTGACAGTAAGTTTTTTGTCAGCTTTAAGGCGACCATAAACTGCTAACAACGCACCAAATACCTCAACAACAGTCGCAGCAATGTGCGCAACTTCTTGGTCTAGTCCTTCTGGAATTGTGTAGCCAAAAACGGAAGCAACTACCATAAGCAGCACACCCCAGATTGTTTTACTCTTTAGTATTGATTTAACATCACCCATGATTAAACTCCTTCATTAGGTTTAGTTGGCCAAGTAATATCATTTACAGACTTGGTTCCTGCATCGTCTAAAATATCTCGTAAGTCTTCGCGATATGTTTGCCATGCAGTTTTTTGTGCTTCCGTCAATCGAGTGTCAGCTAGTTGTGTCCAATCTGAACCTGCTAGCAAATCCTTAATTTGCCCACAAACATCTTCCCATAAATACGAGTTATTTTTACTTAGTGAAATCATTGTACCACTATCTCCACTTCATAGTCAATATAGGGAAAGTGTTGGATTTTTACTGTGTATGTACCAGCATCCGATGACCTAAACACAGCACTCCCTCCTGTTACGTTAAACAACTCTCCATCAATCTCAACTGCCACAGGGTCAGGCACAGGACTGATTGTTGCAGCATCAACTCCATCCGCGTCAATCAACATTGTGTCAGGTGCAGGTAGGGTTGGCCGAGTTGCCACTACTCCACTCACAACGTATTGAGAATCAGGATAGACCGCAAGAGTTGTTTCTACAGCGGTCTGCCCACTTTCCGCTTGCAAAGCTAAATCCCGCCTTCCGCAGACTCCTGTATGTGTTACGCGTCCTGTAGCATCATTGTAAACATAATAGGCAATTGTAGTTTTGTCCGTCATTTTTTAATCTCCGTTGCCGTCATTGTTGTATTGTACCGCTGCATTGTTCCCCCACTACCATTAGTAGCTTGAAAGTAATAGGTGTGGGAACCTGAAGGGCTGGTAATTGTGTGGACAATCGGTAGAGCCCCTGGGCTGTGTATTCTATTTGTACCAGTTTGTATTACTGTTACACCTTGAAGAATTCTCCAATCAACAACAGCCTCAGTTAGACTTAGTCGAGCAATCAGTGCGTCAATAGTCAAGACAAGCGGGTTACCTCCATCTAAAGTGATTGCCGTTGAAGCTAGTGCTGTGTTTGTAGTGATGGTTGTATTAGTTCCACTATAATAAGTGGTAATTCCTGTTGTAGCACTGTTGGCGATTTTAAGCGTGTCAACGGCAAGTGAACCTATTTTTGCGCTTGTGATAGCCGCAGTACCTATAAGCGCGTTAGTGATTGCTGCGTTAGCTATCTTTGCCGTAGTGACAGCAGCGCTTTGAATGTTCGCAGCCCCCACAGCAAGGCTCCCAATTTTTGCGTTAGTTACTGCTGCGGTTCCAATTTTAGCCGCCGTAATGGCAGCCGAGGCAATCTTGGCTGAGGATATAGCAGCATCTTCAATTAACGCAGAAGTAATAGCTGCATTGGCAATCTTGGCTGTGTTAATAGCTGCGTTGTCAATTTTAGCAGTAATAATTTGTGCATCCCCAATTAACGCAGAGGTAATGGCGGCATTAGCTATTTGCGCAGTACCAATAGCCGCAGCTTGTATCGCCGCCGTACCTACAGCCAACGCACCAATCTTTGCACTGGTAATCGCAGCATCATCAATCTTAGTAGTTGTCACCGCACCTGTTGATATCTTAGCTTCTGTAACAGCATCAGCAGCTAACTTGGCAGCATCCACAGATAAAGCTGCAAGTTTCGCAGTATCAACTGCAAGCGCTGCAATCTTGTCGGTAGTGATAGCGGCGTCAACTAATTGGGCTGTTCCAATCTCTACAACATTCGGCGCGACTGGATTGTTACCATCAGCATCATAAAAATAAAGCCCATCAATGTCAAGCATTACGCGCGCAGCTGAATCATACAAAGGTAAAGAAAGCCCACTATCTGCCACACCTTCCAGTGGTGCGCTACCTGTAGCTGTGACTTGAGTTTGTCCTGTGCCGAGTGGATTGTTTTGTAGCCACAAACTTAAGGCGCGAGCGTAACTTGACCAGTCTGCATGTGCCGAAGGGTCAGGTAGTTTTTGGCGAATCGTATAAGCAGAAGTATAATCAACCATTTAATCCTCTCTCCCTGCACCGCGTCCAAAAAGCTCAAAACCACTTAATGCCCAGTCTGCACCAATGCTAGTGGATTCAAACTTGAGGACAACAAATTTAGCCTCAAGCCTTGTGTAGATGTTTTCGTACCCATCATCGAGAGACTGAGCGGATTCCCACGAAATGGTATCGTCAGTGTATTGCTGGGTTCCGATATGTACTGATAGTGTACCTGAGAGTTCATGGACGAGTGCTTTGAGACTGTCGATATATTTCCAGACGGACGCGTCTTCAAAGTCGAGGGGCTTAGTTTGTACGTATGCACTAAGCGCTCCCCCGTTGGCGTTAACGCCGAACTCGTGGAAGAATATATCACCAACAGGGCTAGCGCAAAGAACGTAATCGTAAACGCCTTTTGCATGACCTGTAGTGCGGCCATAGGGAAAGAAAGTCCAAGTCTGTGTTTCATAATTGTATCCTATTGTTATATCATTTTCATCTGTAGTGGTTGGAAACGACCAGCAAATCATTGTACGGTCTGCGTTCCACCAGCCACAAGTTTTAGAAATCTGTGCTTTGTTCAAGTTTTTCTGCAGCCAGATACGTAGGAATGGTGGGTCAATGTAACGATACGATGCACCATCAGTTTCCCAAAGCCCCATTTTACTCATACCGTAGTGACGACGATTAGCGGCTACAACACACTGAGATGAAACCGCACCAATACCCTCGAGTAAAGGATTGTAACCAAACCATGAGGGCGAGCCGATAAAGTTTATCTGAACAACTTGATTGCTAGAGTATGCAAGAATAACTTCACCAAGTTTGGCTGCGTCAATAATTTCTGAATCAAGGTCACGTAGGAATAAGTTACCAGCTTCAGTTACTGCTGCATCCCTATTCCAGTCTTCGATATCATCAATGTCACACCATTCTATCATCTGCCCACCTTCATCGGTATTCAGTGCTATTACGAACGGGCCTCGGCGCACCAGCTTGCGAATCTTAGTTGGAACATTTGTCCCAGTTACTTTTGTCCAACCATCTCCTCCAAACTTCTGCACGTAAAAGTTATCACCAGCTAATCCATTTGCTGCAATAAACCACGAGCCCCAGCTTTCAATACTCCAAGACGTAGCGGGGGCTGTAGCAGACGCGTCTTCAATTCCAGTAAAAGTTGCTGTCGAAGTTTCAGGAGAGCCAGTTGTCCAGTTGTAAAGTTTTGTAGCATCACCCCATGCAAGCCGCTGAATCCCAGCATCGTTAAGTGCTTTAATTCCACGCACAGGGTTGGTGTCAGGTTTGGTAAACGCAGCCGAGTAGCCACGGCTCTTGCGAACCATACCATCTTCAAAAATTACATTCTCACCAAACTCCCATAAAGGTACTTGCAGCTTGTTCAGCGACCTGACAATACCGCTTTGAACGAGTTGTGGGCTATTTTGTTTTAAGATTGACTCGCTCATTTTTCATTTCCTTTAACAACTCTTTAATTTCGGATAAGTCTTCTCTTAAATCCTCGTAATCTCTTTTAAGAGTATGGATTTGTGGTTCAATTGTAGCCATCCAGCTTCTGCGCAAGTTTAATTCATTTTCAATGGTAGTGACTTGATTCACCAGTGGGCGATTCTCACTAAAATAATCATCCCGAGTAAATCTAGGCTGTTGCATGAAATCGCCAAAAGAAACTACTTGCACTTTTAAACTTTCCTGATTGGTGCGAATTTCTGTTACTACATTCGAGATACCAAAAATGAAAGTAAATAAACCTAAGATGCCTGCAGTAGATATACCAGTTAACACTTTGAAAAGCGTGTCAGTTGTAGGATTGCTTTTTTCGGCTGGTGGAGGCTGTACAGCTTTCAGCATTGCCACAAACTCAGTTATGTTTACTTCGCTCATGTTATTTTACCTCGATAGTAATCACATCACCAAACTCAGCTATATAGGCAGCAACTGCAGTGGCATCTAAGCGGCTAGTTCCAAATGTGTAGCTGTCCGCATTTTCTTTAAAAAGTTGTACTTCTTCGTTTTCAGCCGCAACAGTTGTATGGAAAGCTCGGATTGCTGAATCTAAACTATGGGGAAATGTTATGTAGGTTATCATGCGTAACTCCTGCCAGTATGCCTAAATTTAATGTGGTCCTGAATTGCCTTTGTTTGGGCGTTGCTAATAAACTCGTCCCCAAAAGCCGCGCTATACCATCTTTGTCCTGACTCAAACGGTCTTGCACCTATCACACCACTAGCTAAACATGGTATGCGGGTTAGAGCACCACTAGAGGCAAAGGTGATTGAGGATTCATGCGCAGTATCACTGTTTACCCAAACACGGAGTGTGTTGGTGCTGTGGCTGTAACTAACTGTTACGATGTTGTCTGCACTATATGTCAAGGGCGTGGAGCCGTTGTAAGTAACCGTGCCACTGCCGCCTTCTTGCGTAATTCTAATCCAAGAACTACCGCTGGAGACGACAACTCGAATGAACAAACCATTTTTGCCAACAGTAGGGCCTGAACAGAACAAGTTAAAAGAAACAGTGGATGCCGTGTAGTCAATCATACGAAAGGCAGTTGTAAACCAAAAGTCTTGGTCAACATGTATAGTCTGAAAGAAGGAATTAGCGGCAGCCGCGCTGGCCACGTTAAGCTCAAAATAGTCACCTCCATCCATTGCAAAGTAAGCAGCGGGGTCGCCCGCTGTGCCTGTAAAAGTAGGGTCGTTTGTGGCCGCGCCTGTTGTAGTACCTAGCGTGTGGTCAAACGTAGAATCGGCAATAGCGTTGCGCAGTAACTGCGCGTTTACTGATGTGTCGTATGATGCAAGCAGTGTGGCGTCTAAATCACCTACTGCGCTTGGTTCAATTACGTCAAACGTGTCTGTGCGTAAGATAGATTTGCCTATCTGATTTGCAGGCGTGCCAATCCCAGTTCCAATTCCTGTAAACATTTCTATTATCCTTAATAGTGGGCTAAGATGCCTGTTGCTGTAGAATCAGTATGGATTAGAATTGCCGCTAGTGGATATACAATACCCGCTTTAACAGCAATCACTACTTCCGTTGTCATGTCAACTCCACGGTACGTTAGTAGTCCATCTACATTAACTGTGACTGCCCGAGTTTTGGCAAATGTAGTTGTGTCGTGTGGGGTGATTGCTACTGAGTTGCGAATCGGCCCGATAACTCCTGAATTATTGCTAGACATATTACTCTCCTATTCTTGTGTATAAAAGCCAGACTGATTATATTGGTCTATAAGGTCATGGCGATAGATTTGTGATTCTTCACTGTTAGTAATGCCAGCATTAATATCGCTATTAATTTCAGCCTGCATTAATTCGTCCCGCATAGCTACAAACTCTTGGCGCATCTTGCGGTCTTTAATAATGTTTGCAAGCGCCGCTCCGCATGAAGCGAGGCAAAGCTCTTTGTAATCATCCAGCACCGCAACTGTCTGCGATGTGTCTGCTGGAATTACACTATACTTGCTGTAGTAAAGTTCCCCTGCATAACTTTGGTCAGGCTCAGCGTCTAGCCAAAAATATAAATTACCTTCTCTCCAATAAGCTTCTGGTTGAGCTTCTCGGATATTGTTTACATCCCGTGGTGCAGCTTCTTCTATATATTTGTAATCACCAGTAGGATTAACTAAACGTGCAATCAGTACTTCTTTGATTGAGGTAGGCTGTGTAATTCTTCGCGCATTTGTTGCTGCGTATGTTACGGTGAATGTTTCCAGTGTCTTCATGTACTGAAATGTGTACGCACCCTCAATGAACTTAACACCAAGTTGTGTAGCTATATTGAGGATAGAGTCTGTGCTATCTCCTCGAGGTGCCATTAAAGCTAAGTCGTCATGAAAATCTGCAATAGTCATTTTAAATATCCTAAGTTAGGGGAGATAAGTTAATACCCTATCTCCCCATGTAGTCTTAGCGCGGCACAAGAACAAGGCTAGCGTATGCCGTACCTGTACTTGTTGCGCCACCGTCAGTACCGAAGACAATAACGTCCCCAGCATTAACTGTAACTGATACAACTTCTGTAATAGCAGTGTCACCCGCAATCCGCACAAAGCCAACGGCCTGTGTGGTAGGGATAGATACAGCATTAAGAAAAGCATCAATGTCACCAACTTTACCTACGTCAAGCGTTGCCGCTGCAGTCCCCGCTACTTCCGTCAAGTTGTATGTAAACTCCTCGATGGTAGCGTCAAACGGAACTACAAAAGGAAACGCCCCAGTAGTGTCAGCTGTAGTCAAATCAATTGCACCTGAGGATACAATAAGGATGCCAGCGCCGTCCCATTGTACCCGACTCGAACGAGCCTGTGGTAATTTAGCCATATTAATAAACTCCTTAATCGTCCACTTTAGCTTTAACTAGGTTCTTGATGATGTAATGCGTTTCAGGATGGTGAAACTCAAAAGCACATTCAGTCAAGTAGCCAGACTGTTGACCATCAACACCTTTGTCTTGGATGTCAGCTTCGTAACGAGTATCATCACCTGAGAAGTTACGATACTTTACGTTGTCCATATCCATTACAACGGCATGAGCCTCTTGACCGTAGTACGCTGTACCACCTGTAACACCGCCACGAGATTGGTTAAAGAGGCGATGACGCTTCATAACCAACTCACCGAACGGAGTAATCAAACGCTGCACATTCATATTGTACTCTTTAATTCCACCTACCATTTGGTAAGAAGAGTTCTTGCGTACAATCTGATTGATGGTTAGTAGCGAACGGTTACCTACCCACATGATTTTTTCATCTGAACCGAACTGGAACATATTGTAACAGTACTCTTCAAACGCTTCCATGTCAACGCCAGTGGCGTGGTCAGCAACTGCATCTACAACATTGCCAGCAGCTTCACGCCCTACAACATTATAAATACCATCAGTCAAACGAAGTGGTTTACCTTTACGTACAGTTTCATGACGTACACCAAAGAACGCAGTACGCTCAATGTCAATCATGTGGTACTCTAGGCACTCACGTTTTGCTTCTTTAACTGCATCTCCAGTACGGAGGCGAGTCTTAGCAGCGGTACGTGTAGCTTCTAGCGTGTTACGGAAAATCTGAGTGTACGTAAACTTCTCAACAGGGTCAAAAGAAACACCTGTTGGAGCATTAGAACCCTCTTCATAAACCGAACCAATTAGCTGTAGGTTAGGGTTGATACCTGCACCATTAGCATTAACAGTAGCTGGAGTCGTCGCGGCATAACCACGTTGAACAGTCAGACCTGTATTACTAGATGGGTCAGTTACCACAAGCAAAATCTCACCTGTTTGCTCTACCCGCAGCAAGTCACCTTCTTTTAAGGTAAGACCGAGTGCAGACGCAGCTAACGAAAGCGAAGTGTTGCTAACTGTTAAATCACCAGTTGTAGCATGAAGCTCAAAGCGGCGATTGTCTAAACCTTTTTCAAACCAACCACAACGAGGGTCATCAGTTGAATCTGACTTCATCATTGTAGATAGTGCAGTTAAAGGCGCTTTGCCGTTCGGGTATAAAAGCATAATACCCTCACGATAGTTTGTTGGACGCTGGTTCACAATAAAGTTTGCAGTCGTCCGTAACCCTTGAATAGCCATTGCTATTACTCCTTTTGGTTATAGTTGCATTAGGTCTTGAACTTCTTGAGCCAAGGTTTGTCCACCCGCACCACCTGCCCGCGAACCTTTACCATTTACAATCTGCTTATTACCTTTAGGCGCTGGCGACTTAATAGGTGTTGCTGTTCCAGTTTTCTGTAGCGCAACTCCTAGTGTAGTCGATAACGTCTTGGCAATCTCATCCCGCACAGTAGCATCCCATGAGTTCTTTTTCAAGCGAGTCATTGTTGCGGCAGCAATCTTTTGCACAATCGGACGAAACTCAGGTTTGTCAAACTGCGAATACGTACCGTAGAAATCTGAATAAACTTCTTTAGACGTATTGTATTGCTGAATTGCATTGTTAATCATCTTCGGTAGTATCTGCTGGAAAGTAGTTCCGAAAGCTTCACGAACCTCTGTCCGCATCTGTTTGTGTACAGCTTTACTGCTACCCGAGAGTAGCTTTTGCACACCAAGTTTGCGTTCAGCGGGGTCTTCACTTCCTAAACTATCTAACACTTCTGCAGGCACATCAAAAATGTACTCAGGAATCGGTACTTCCTTAGCAGGTTCTTCTGCTACGGCCTCTTCCTTTGTCAGTTTCGCGGTCATAGCTTGAAGTACTTCTAGTACCTCAGGCGTAATTCCAGGCTGTTGAAGTTCTTTTGGACTTGCAGACTGTTCGACTGCAGCTGGCTCAGGAGTTACCCCGCCTTCAGCTGGTTGGCCTAGCTTGTCGTCCGACAAAACTGCAGCACCATTGCTACCATCTTCGCCGCCTTCTCCATTTTCAAGAGAATCTGTTTTGGGAGCAAACGCACCGTTCTCTCCAAAAGGGTCATAGTTCATAGCATCTTCTACTACGTTCGCTGAACCTTCTAGATGGTCTTCGACACTCGGCCCTTCATCTGGGGCTTCATAATCAGTTGCTGCTCCACCAGTTACATTATCTTCCATTACTTAACTCCTTTGTTTTCTTCTGCTTCTACTGCGAGGTCGATTATTAATTCAACAGCTTCAGATAGTCCTCGCGCTCTGAACTGCTGGCGACGAGCTTCAATTAGACCTGTTTCAGAATCTAAGTCTTGCCCTGCCATTAACATTGCACGAGCATCAGCCTGTGCTAAAATGTAGGACAACGCCCGCGCTAGTAAACTTCCGTCTTTCTTAATCTCAGCTGCAAGTAGTGCTGAATCACCGCCAGTCAGTTCAATTTCCTGCAAACAAGAAAATAACTGTTCTTTTAAATCTATCTCTTCCATACTTCTCCTATACTTCTGGTGCAGGCATGGGCATAATTTTCCCACGGTCTGCTTGTTCCATTACTTCACTATCAGGTTGGTTCTTAAAACTTTCAATGTTTTTTGCCCCGCCCATCTCTGCAACATGCTCAAAGATTCTGCTTACTGAAAACTCTGTGCGTAGTTGTTCGTCACCAGCTACACCAAACAAAACTTCTTTCCACGTATCTAACATTGCAACTTTGTCTAATGGAAGTGTACCATCATGAACAGGAAAGTTAAAGTCGCCAGTCATGTGTTCGGTGGTCATTCGGATTGATTCATCGGAATCGTCTGTACCCAGTATTTTCCCTGCAAATTCATCACTCATGTTTTGCTGAATGTTAAGCGTCATCATCTCTGCCAGTGGTACAAGTCCTTGCGCACTAATTAAACGAGATAAAGCCGCAAGCCGTGACGCTCCCGCTTCTCCTGAAGTTCGGACTTCTGTTGCAGTCTTTCGTCCGCCACTATCCTGCAGTCCACGAAGATTATCCGTAACAGCTGATAGTGAGTCCCCCATACGCATGAACAGTTCAAAGTCCCTCATGTGGCTACCAGTAACATCTCGAACGTCAAGTTGCTGCAGTGCTGTCCGAACATCTTGACCGTAGGCGCTACGCTTCATGCGAATCAACTTACCAGCTCCAGGTTTCTTTAAATCCTGCATTTCAATTCGAGATGGGTCAACCACCCACATATTGTTGAGAGCAGTCTTTACGTTGTCCATGTGGCTGTTTACAAACCAGCTAAGCGTATCCTGCATCGGGCCGAGATAATCTACAATACTACAGTTACCAAAACCATAACCAGTAGCATAAGGCTCAGTCACCGCAACAGGATGGCGGTCATGGTCAGCATCAAACGGTACGGCTTGAACAATAACCTCTTTGTTGACAATTGAAAACAAATATTTGACTGGATGCTCTTCAGGGCCGAGTCCTAGTTCTTTTGGAATAATTTCACAAGTACCACTGATAATCTCGTAGAAGTTTTTGCCAGTACTATCTGCTCCTCCAAAAGTTCCAGGGTGTGCTTCACCACCACTGCGGGCTGAGCGGACGCTGCCGCCTCCATTTACTCCACCAGACTTCATAGACTTGCAAGCATCTACATATTTATAAATGCCTTGCCGCTCTTGCTTTTTCAACCAATGCTTACCACGTTGCAGTTTCCAAAAGAACCACTCACCTTGCTCTGATGCTTCAACCATAGGTACACGAGGGTCAGGTAGCGCCATGAAGGGGTCAATGGTTGTAATGTCATTACCCTCAAACACAGTCATCTCTTCACGAATCTTTTCCCGTTGAGTTTGCCCAGCGGCTCCACCAAACTGTAAACGCGGTTGGTCTTTCCAAACTGTGCGCATCGCAGTAGTTTCTGTCCAGCTAGGCTGTGTGAATGAACAACCGTAAACCTGTCCATCCATTAAGAGTTGATGCAGATGGCGAATAAACTTGTTGTGGTCAAGGTTATACTGTAGTACACGTTCCATGTTGCGAGCTGATTTGCCATCCCCACCATTCGTACCTAGCTGAAAGATTGGCCGGCGACCTCCGAACGTGTGCAGCAGATACGTGACAATAGTGTTAGTCGTAGCAAAGCTGTACGGTACGGTAATGTTGACAACACTTGGAGCCTTGCCCCGCTTGTTCATATTCTCGAGATACTTTTCCCAATCTTCCAAATCAATGTAAGCCTGTTGCTTTTTCTCATTGACATTCCAGCGAGCATGAAACGCAGACATTGCCTGCTCAGACATTTCAATACGTTCAACTAGATATTTCTTAACCGCCAGCCACTTCGCGTTATCTGATTCAGGACGTAGCCCATCAATAGGCTCTTGTCCATCTTCATAGGGTTGCCAATCTTTTTTATCTAAGTTACTCAATCCAGTGCTATTGTACATATAGCATATCCTCTAATTCACTGTTATCTACTAATGGCTCTGAACCAGCCCACAGGTCACAAGTCATGGCAGGGCTAATCATACCAAAGACTCGCGTACATTCATCTTCACCTAAAAACGCAGTACAGTTTCCGCAAATACTTTCGCTTTCAGCTTTGCGATAATTCACGTCTTGTTTCTGCGCTCGGCCTTGTTCTTCTATAGCTACCATGCTCTCCAGTCTCCATCAAATATATCTTCTAAATCTTCATACTCATCGTCGCCAATGTCATTGCCCTCTTCCATACCAGCTTGTCCAGCATACGGGTCTAGTAGAGTTACTGCCATCGCAACGGCATCTGGTAAATCTTTCTTACCGTTTGGCCAGTCTAATAGCTGCGATTCTAACTCTACAAACCTACGTGTGTGGATTATATACCCACCAGCATAGCGAGGCTGCAATACCCCTTCGACTCTCGTTGTTTTCTTTTGCGAATGTGTTATTGCTTTTATTTCAAAGTAGTGTCCTTTCCTAAACATTTCCTCACGCAGCAAATGCACTAATGCCGCTTGGTAGGCTTGTGCTTCAACTCCGTGGTGCGTTACTTTGTACTGTACACTAAGTTCAAAATACTTGTCAACTTGTTCTCGTGGTGACATACCTACTTTTGCATAAGTGTCTAGTATGGGCAATATGCCACGCTCTGACATACCGACAACGGCAAACGCACAGAAGTCTGCCCCTTTAGATTCGCTAATCGCAGGGTCAATAATTAACGCACGTGCTACGCAATCATCAATAGAGAAAGGTTTGTGAATTATAAAGGACTCACGAAACTTGGCTGTTTCGTCATTCCTTATCATGCTCATATATTCCATGTAGAAAGCCGACAACTCTCCTACACGAGTCATAGACAACTTAATCCTGCCCAGCTTTTCAAGCGGCATGTTTTGTTTCCACAGCGGGTCACCGTCTTTATCAATAGCTGCAAAGCGTAGGAATGTCCAATCAGGGTCACTCATCAGTGTCATCAACAGTGCTTCTTTGTGCAACAGCGTTCCAAGAGCAATGATTGTACTATCAGGATTCATCTCAGCAATAGCAGGCTTCACAGACTTATAGAACCACGTGCGACATTTAATCCGCTGCTCCATTGTCTGCACGCTTTCTTCATCCTCAACGTCATCAAGAATGATACAGTCAGGACGCTTCGCTGCAATGTTCAATCCCCTGACTTGCCCACCGCGCCCACGGGCAACAACGTGAACACCTGTGCGAGTATCCAATTGTTCATCCGTCCACTTCTCAGTGTCAGACCTATCTGGGCGCAAGTTCCCAAAGACATTAAGAATCATTCTGTTGTCTTCGAGCTGCTGGCGCACGTTGCGGAGTTGAGTTTGTGCATGGGTTGCAGTCTCAGAAATATAAACAAAGAAAGTTTTTTCCTGATAGCAAATCCAATACAGCGGAACCCCTTGTCCTGCCAATGTAGTTTTTGAGAAACCACGAGGAACCATCGCCGCAGTGAAGCGAGAAAAGTCTACATCGACACGAGTTGTCTTACCAGTCTCATCACGTACTAGATGAAAGATTGGGTGTTCAGGTTCTAGTGGGTTATCCCAGTCCTCCTTCCAAGTAAAGTGCGATACCAGCTTATCTAGCTCCTTTTCAACATCCCTAAAGGGTAGCCCTCTTTCTTCCAGCCACCAGTCTGCATCATCGTCATGGTCGAGTCCATCTAGCAGAAAGTCTGTCTTTCGCGTAAGCACAGCCAACCAACCCCTGTGCAACCACGGCATCGGAGTCGAAAACGCCCCATTCAAAAACGTGCGCATAAAACGAGCTGGCGAGCGGTAACAGTTCTTAGCTATCTTATCCCGCTCGCCCGCCGTCAGGCTACTGTGGTTCGGCTGCATTAGGAAATCCTAACATACCAAGACTGTTCATCATCGCCGGACTACCCATCCCAAACGACTGTGCCATCCCAGGTGTAATCCCCAGCATTGTCGGGTCAACCATCGTCGCCCCCGCTGGCTTCGAAAACCCCTCCGCCTCTTTCTGCAACATCTGCAACCACGGATTATCCGCCCCCGCCGTAGTCGACATCTGCAACGCCGCTGGCGACATGGATACAGGAGACGGCAACCGCGCCCGATTCCCCATTGGAGCCCCACCTTCTCCGAGCGCCTCAAGCACACTCCCAATTCCAGCCTGCTGATTCATCATAGTCATTCTCCTTCATTCATTCATTTTGGTTGTGTTAGTTTCCTGTTCTGCCCCCAAGGGTGCGAGGTACAGTGTTTGCGAGAAAGTGCCAAGTGTATCTACCATTGCGCGGTTGGTCGGCAAACATAGCTAGACATTCCAACTTACCATATACAGGCCGATACTTTAGATTCTTACAAACCTGTATTGTATAAACTGGGCGCTTGTAGATTTCTTTAAGGATGGGAACGTACAGCTCTTCCATCTGCAACCACGCATACTCAGTCTGAGATAGTTTACACTCAAGACAAATCACCATGTCCGAGAAAACAAGGATGTGGTCAGTCTGACAATATCCAACTCCGTTTGCGTCCCAGAATCGAAACCACTGCCCGCTTAACAATTCCCCAGCAAGTTCTCCCTGCTCAATCCACTGTTTAAGTTTCCGTCCGACAGACCTCTCGTAAGTCAAACCCTTCGCACGATTCCCCTTGAGTCGTATCTTCGGAAACGGCGACTGGCTCGCTACTATCCTCTCCGCTGATTTCAGTGATGTTATCTTGCGATGCAGCTTTCTCAATTTCTTTGGCATAACCATGCTGTCCTTCTATCACTGTACCTTTAAGCTGTCGTAGGTCTTCCGCTGATAAGTGGATGTGATTGTGTTCCTGTTTCGTTATAGCTCCATAACCTGTGCGGTCAGCTGTAGTCTTGATAACTTCGATAAGGTTGTTAGCGGTTAGAGTTTCAGGTGCATCTACAATCCGCTCATGCAACTCTTCCAGCGCATCCCCCATTACCATACCCATCCGCTCAACTTGATTAGCAAAGATTTTATTTACGGTCTGGCGGTAATGCGTTACTAGCTCTTGAAAGGTGGGGTCATTCTGCAGCACACTGATGCGGCTACCACTGTAACCCGTTTCCGCGTGGATTTCAGCAGGCCGCTTTCCCGCCGCAAGCATCTTAGCTACATTGTGATGACTTGCACGAATACGCTGAATGCTTGAGGTTTGAGCGGGAGGTTTGCTGAGACTGGAGATGTCATCTTCACGCAGCTCACGCATTACTGAGAAGTCAAGCGCGATGGGCGCACGTCCCCGCTTAGCTCCTGCAGGCTCTGGTGGCAATGTGCGTAGGGTCTGTGATAGAATATCTGTTAAATCTATTTCCATTAATCCGTCCCTTTAAACAACTCATTCTCTACGTCTGTTTTATTGTCCCCAGTTTTAGAATCCCCTCGCCCGATTTGAAGGAGCTTAAGTGTCCGCGCCACTTCTTCAGCTTGGTAGCCATCAAACAAATCCCCGAGCGTCAGGTCAAACCCGTCGATTGTGAGTTTAACTGCCATCGCAGCTTTTTCTTCTTTGTTGTGTTCGCTCTCTCCAAGGTAGCCATCCATAATACGTCTCCGTTGTCTGTTTGAGTTGATAGCCTATTGTCGCACAATGAGCGCCCGATTGTCAAGGTGATTTTGGTGTTGGGAAGGCTGGAGTTGTGTGGGGGGTATTGCCCTAGTTATGCTGCACGGATTTTTTGATATGGGTGCATATCCCTCTGGTGCGCAGCCTCAAGGGGGGGAGCTGGCCTTGCGCGAGGCCAGTTCAACTGGAGGTTGCAATGTTGCGAGGTGGGCAAAAAATTCCTGTCAAGCTCCGATTGCACGCAGGCCTCCGATTGCGCAGCGCTGTGACATTTGAGCAACTACCCTTGCAACTTTCACGCCTTCAAGTTAAGGTGGTATGCTGTGAACGCATGGCCGGTATGCAGCATTAGCAATAGTGTTTATGAGTATTGTTTGTTATTCTGATTTTGCGGTTAGGAATTGCCCTGCCACTGTTGATTGACAAAAAGCAAAACAACCCCTTGCGGGTTTTTGTCATCAGCGTTTAAACCTTAATAGAAAGTTAAAACCATGATTTACAAAATTGCAATAAATAAAGCCAATGAAGCTGTTGAAGTTGATTTTGAAAACTTGCCCGAGAATGTGCAAAAACATATTATTGAGTATGGTATCAAGCAAAAACTCAATGACAAGCACAGCCAGATAAAAAGCGATGAGAAAGACGCGCCAGCCCTTGTTATGGAGCTGGTTCAAGCATTGCTTAGCGATTGGGAGGCAGGTAAAGTTGCTGCTTCTCGTTCTGGTGGTGTTACATCACTTGAGAAAGTTATACATCGTTTATTCTTGGTTAGCCTTGAACAAACCAAGTTTCAAGGCAACGTCATCAAAAGCCAAAAAGCAGCACAAGCAATGCTTGATAAAATTGCCAAAGCGAAGTTTGGTGATGACGTTGACGCAGCCAAAGCGTTTTTAATTGAACGTAAAGCACAGGCAAAGGGTATTACACCTGACGCATTTGTGGCTCAATTAGAAGCAGATGCACTTGCCGAATTGGCTCCGAAAGACATTGAGCTTGACTTAGCAGACCTTTAAACCCTATCCCCCTACACAACTATAACGTGTAGGGGGATTTTTTATGCCTACATTCTAAACAATCCCTCCCCAAGAGAGCATCAACCCCAAGGGCAGACACCAGCAAACAATAAACTACCCAAGAGCGAAAACCCCTTACAACGAGTGTTGGGCAATACTTGTGTTGAACACAAGGCAATACACAATGCTGCAAATTACCTGAAGCTGCTGTGTCCCTAAGTGCCAATCATTGCCATAGCGTATCCACTAAGTACCCACTAAACATGCCTGTTTTACTGAGTTCCACCACCCCCCTTATAGCTGCACACAAACACACTACTACAGTTTTTTTTTTTTTTTTTTTATTTTAT